CGGCAACGGCTTCCTGTGTGTGGTCGTCAGATGCCCAGACGATGGCAACCCGTTTTCTTTCACCCTTTTGTGAGAGGTGAGCAATCAAGTCATCAAAGTTTTTAATTGTTTCCATAGCTTACGCTTTTCTTTTTGTATTAAGATGTATAGATTATGTTTTTCGTGGTGCAAAGGTAAGCATTTCATTTTAATTATTGCACACTTTAGTAGAAAAAGTGCAAAAAAACTCCTTCTGTTGTGAAACGGAAGGAGTTTCCTAATAATAAAATAATAAAAGTAAAATATAAAGTCATTTAGAATGACCCTATTCGTTTTTGTCAAAGTCATCGAAACTGTTTGAAGCGCTCCATGAAGTGAAGCTATTCCAGCCTCCGTCTCCTTCGTCTTCAAAGATGTTCTCTTTGCCTTCAATCTCACTTGAGTCAACCGTATTGGAGCCCACAGGCAGGTTGTCTTCCGTAATGTTTTCACTAACGTTTAGGCGAACGACTTCCGCCATGGGTTGTATATATTCTTTGCGTATCATCTGATAATCTCCTTTTTGCCGTTATGAATGTAAATACCTTTTTCTGTTGGTGTGCCGTAGAGGCGCTGTCCGCTGATGGTGTACCACTGGTCGCTCTCTGTATTTTCACCATTGTTGTTGCCGATGTTTTTGATGCCAGTTGTTTCGTTGTCATCGTCCACAAAGCTCATAGCGATTTTTGCATTCTGTCCACCCTTTCCAGTCATGCTGTTTGTCTCGCTGGCGGTTGGTTTCAGATAAGCGCGGTTGTAAGGTGTCAGTTTTCCTGTGTTTACAATGCGCTGCCATTTGCCGCTGGAGAGTCCCCATGTTTGCAGTCCGTCTTCAGTGCCTTGCACATGACTGTTAACTACTACGCCCACCAATCGGTTGGCTGTGGTCTCCACGTCAGCGTCCGATGCGTCTTTGAATGCCACCTGTTGGCTGGCGCTATTATAGTCGTTCTCACCGATGCGGTAGGTAACTACAGCATTGGGGTCTTCCATGCGGATGATGACACCATGATACTCGTCATTTTCTGTTCCTGTTCTCGAAGGCACATAGTTCACCTTCTGCATTTTGTAACCACCTGCTCCTTCGTTGACAGAAGCATCATAGCTTGTAGCGATGTATGCGGAAATGCCTGTAGCGTTCGAGAAGTCCATATCGAAGTCGCGGCACATGGAAGAAACCTTGTTTTCTCCCACCTGCGCATCGCGGAGGGGAATTTCTTCAGAAAAGGTTTTGGCTTTTGATTTCAGATTAGTAAATTTAGCATCGTTTATCAAACTCGGCTTTACATAAATTGCCAAGTCATCGTTCGTGAGATTGTATTTCCAGTTATCGGTCCTCATAGTAAAATTAGCACCACTTGATTGCATTGTCTTAACTTCTGTAAGGGCAATCGTTGGGGCGCCCATAAAGAAAATATTTTTTATAAATGTCCTCTTAGTTGTTCCATATGTCTGTAAAAAAGCAGAAGCATGTACACTACTCACTTTCGCAGGAATGGTCAATTCTCTTAGTTTATAGTATTCTGTAGCAATGGTTTCAAGGTTACTTCCTTTAGGAACCAGTGATGATGATAGATCCCTATAAAAAGCCAATTCTTCTATTGTCTGTAATTCAGAAGGCAATACCAGACTCTCTATTATGGGGCACAGAATGAAATGTATAGGATAGAGATAGCGTAAAAAGTAGAGGAATGTGTTTATTTACAGCGAGTTATGGGTTATTTGTCAGTTGTGGTGGAATAAAACGAGATGTTTCATTGGTTTAATTTGGCTTTACATTTGAGGGGTTTTTATTTAGTTTAGACAGTGAAAAGTTTACATCAACAGGGCTGCACGTTTGCGCGTGTGGTCTTTTTTTTGTTTATAGTCGCGGAATCGTTTATTTGTAGGCGTTTTGCGTGTCTGTGGGGCTATTACCCAGTCCACGTTTGAACGGTGTTCTGATGGCATTAAAAGGGGGAGGGTCCGAATCTCGGACTTTTCCGGACCCGGGGTCTAAAATGAGCGAAAAATAAGGGGTGGATATTCAGGTGGATATTCTAACTGGATATTCATTTTGTCGTAGGTGGATATTCAAAACTCTTGCCCGAGGGGGGTAGGTAGAGGGGTAGAAACGAGCCAAAAAAAGGGGGGTAAGTATAGGAAACTGACACTTTTTGTACAACTTTTAAAGGGGTGTTTTGTGGCGGAAAGTCCCTGTTTATAGGGGTTTCTGTGCTTTTGTGGGGAGTATTTAAGGGGGGGACGCCCCACGAGGTGCATAGAGGGGGCTGTAAGAATATCATAAAGATGGTGGAATAAAAAATGGCAACGTGTTATGCGCTGCCATTTTTTATTGTTAGTCAAGTTAAAAAACTTTTCGAATATGGTTACTGTTTTGAGTCGTACATCTTAATGACACCGCATAATTCTTTTTCATAATTAAAGATGTCGTTAAGGTCAGTAATCTCATGTTTGATTTCCTTTCTTTCTGCGTCAAATGTGGAAATATACTTTTTGGACTTGCTATTGAAATATAAGCGACATATAGGCTTACGGTTATTATCATCTAACAGAATAGCGAAGTATGATTGTGCGTCACGATATACAACACGGTTCACATCCACTACTTTTCTAACGATGGCTTTTACAATCATAAAGCCATCCAGCTCCTCCTGTGTGGTAATGATTTTTCCATCTTCTTCATCTTGTTGTGCCGACAATTGTGTCTGTGAGTTTTCAATTTCCTCCTCAGAATTCAGTGCCGTTTTCAACCGTTTAGATATTTGTTCGCTGATGTAACTGCTTATTGCCCTTTTTACTAATTCGGTAAACTGCTCTTGTAGTTTTGCCGTCAACACCCCATCATAAACTTTTTTTGCAAAATATTTTACGATCTCTGGTGTTGGATTGAGAATTTCTGTTGCAAAAATATTTTTCAGTTCTGAAGCATACTTTAGTTCACTGGCAGAGTTAAGGATATTTTCAACATCGAAATAAGACTTATGGAATTTCTTCAATTCCTCTATCTGATAATCCTTGATATCTGTGATGTCAAAATCGAGGAAAGGTTTCTCGTCCATAATATTCTGGTTCTCAAGGTCAGTATAAAACAAATATCTGATGCCGTTTGTCAGTAGTCCGAACTTTGCTTTTGAGGCAACGAAATAGCGTGCAAGTTGCGTGTTATGTAAAGATAAGTTCTGCTTCCAGTGCTTACACTCTATTAAAATGATGGGTTGTCCGTCTTTAACGATGGAATAATCTATTTTCTCCCCTTTCTTTTTTGTTAAGTCACAATCAAGTTCTGGAACTACCTCCAGCGGATTGAACACATCATAACCTAATACGTTGATAAATGGCATAATAAAAGCATTCTTTGTCGCTTCTTCTGTTTGGATACCATCTTTTAGCAGTATTACTTTGTCCGCTAATTGTTTAATTGAGTCTTTGAAATCCATAGTTATATCATTTAAAAGAATTTACTAACAGAACCTATCACTTCGAAAACTTTAATAATTCGAGTAATGGGAAATTCCTGCTCCTGATAGCTCGGCTGATTGATAGGAACAAAAAGAAGTTTTTTAGAATTAGAGCCTCGTCTAATTATTTTAATAGTACGGAGAGTATCAAGAACTACGGCATATATTTCTCCGTATTGTATATCCTGAATGGTACATTCACGTAGGGCTATGATATCTCCGTGATTTATTTTCGGTTCCATGGACTGTCCTGTTACGTTACACCATACTGTCGCCTTTTCAAAGCCTGGCACGATGATATTGCGAGTTGGAATTGTTGTTTGATTATTGAATAATTCCGCGAAGCCACCTAAAAAGTCTACATCGTAGTAAGGAATACCGATATTCCTGTCAAAACTTACCTTAGCAGGCATTTCATCGTCCTTATACATATTTCCCTTACCTGTCAAAAGCCATTCAATATTTAAATTAGGGAATCTCTCTAAAATTATTTCTATTTTGTCAATACCTATACTTTTACTTATAGCATTAACGTAGCCATTTGCAACACCAATAGCAGTCTCAAATGCTGAAATAGTTGATTTTTCTGCTTTACAGAAAGCCTTAATTCTATCTTTTACACTCATATCAAAAATATTTTTTAGAAAAAACCTCTAAAATTATTTTGTAAATAGAGAAAATCTCTATATCTTTGCAGCGTGTTAATATAATAACACCGCGCCAAAGTTACGAATAAATGGCGAGATAAGCGAATATTTAATAGTTAAACTTAAAAATATGACACGAAAAGAGTTTGAAGAGCGCACAGGCTTACAGGTCAGCGCAGAGGAATTTTCCGAAGTAAATGAAATCTACATGGCAGTGGGTGAAATGGATAAAGACACCTTTTGTAAAGAATGGAAGCAACACGGCAAAAGTAAGCTGCTTGCAAAGTTGTGGAATACAGCAAATCGTGAGCATAACATGGGTATGGAGAAAAAAGAAGAATGTGACAAGCTGTACCGTGAACGGTGGGATCTTGTGGATTTTCTGCTGGAACGCGCCCAGAAATTCGGTGACGAAGAGCTGCTTATTAAGGCTATTGACATGGTTGGGCATGCAAATGTCATACACAGGAAGCTAACGTTGGAAATGCCATTGTGGGAGTGCGACCGCAAGTATATTACTCACAACCTTAAATAAGTCAAGTATGAAAGTAACGGAAGTAAGGGTCAATAAGACCGAGAAAAACAAATTGGCGGCTTTTCTTGCTGAGGTGAACGAGTGCAAAGATACGGCAGCATCCCTTAAGGAAGGCTATTATGATGACACCCTGACGATAGCTGCTGTTGGCTCTCTGTCAATGGAGCGCACTTTGCGCAAGGTAGAATGCACGTTTAACGAATATTCGATAACAACTATTAAATAATATAATGTATATGAAGAAGTGTATTTATGTTGACAAGAACAAGCAGCGTGCCATTGCTGACAGCTGCAAGTGCACGCAGGCGATGGTTTCTTACGCTTTGAATTTCAAGAAGGATTCTGAGCTGGCTCGTAAGATCCGCTTCGTCGCCATGTCGCAGTATGGTGGTGTTCCTAACTGGCAGATTGTCATGGACACGGTGCATACGCAGCGCGAGATGATCCAGTGCTTCGGTGAGGAGGTACGGCTGGTACTTGACAAGAAGAACCGTCGTGTCCGTCTGGAAGAATGCGGCAAGGTGCTTACTGAGAGTTCCGACCCTCAGATTGAGGAATATGTGCGTCTGCAGGATGTCGCTCGGAAAAGAGCGGTACTGGGGTGATTTTTTGGGGTGTCGTTATTTCGGGAAACGGAATAACGTTATGACGAGGTGATAAATAATTGAGAATAGAAAATTATGATAAGAGTTTTAAAGTTGTTTCGCTGGTTGTTTGCGATTGTCTTGGGGGTGATTGCTTTATGGTGTGTCTTCAGTCTGAAATGGAGTCGTGACGAGATGAGTACGCTTGATGTAATTATCAGTGTGGTTTATCTGTTACATGTTGTTCCTGTGTGGTATTCAGTTGACGAGTTGATGAGTGACGAGTAAACGGTTTTAGTGATGGAGTATTACAATAAGACATTGTGTGTGAGCGCACGGGAATTGGTGGATAGTGGCGTAGTGAGTCAATCGAACTACCGTAACTGGGTCAATCGCGGTCGTATTGATGTGGTGCGTCGCGGTGGCGGTGCTGCCGGAACCTATGCCCTTATTGCCGTTGACAGTCTTCCTCGTGACTATAAGGCGAAAGTTATAGAACTCTACCCAGACGGCGACCTTACACGTCTGAAGGGTTGGGTTTGCAGCAACTACGAGGTTGATCAGCAGGCCGTTGCCTTCTTCCACAATAGGGAGCAAGCCGGGCTTGACCTGCCTTCGGATAAGATACGGGAGTATGTGGTGAACGCCAGCGTGCTGAACTGCTGCATCCGTCTGTATGAGCGTGCGGCAACAGCCCAGAAATTGTTTGGGGGAAAATACAACTGGGAGCAGATGGCCAAGGCTATTGAAGCTCTTCGTGAGGAGTTCGGTCATACCCTCCCTGCGAGTACGCTTCGTTTCCGCAAGAAGGTGAACGAGTACAAGAATGCCGGCTATGGCTGTCTGATTAGTGGCAAGTTCGGCAACCAGTGCGCCAGGAAGGTTGACTACAAGACCGAGCGTCTAATTCTCGGTATTGCGATACTTCCCAACAAGCCATTCAATACCAACATCGCTGAGATGTACAATATGTTTGTTTGCGGTGAGTTGGAGGTTTATGATCCCAAGACAGGTGAGCTGATGAACCCGGAGGACTTTGTCAACACCCAGACAGGCGAGCCGAAGGAACTAAGCCAGAGTACCATTGCCAATTACTTGAACAAGCCGAGCAACAAGGCGCTTATCGACCAGAAACTGATGAGCTGGACGACATTCATGCACGAGGCTATGCCCCACGTCCACCGTCATGGTGGTGACTGGTCTCTGAGTCAGATTACGATGGACGACGTGGACCTGACAAGAAAACTGAAGGACACCAAACAGCGCGTACACGCCTACTATGCGTACGATGTGGTTAGCCAGTGCGTGGTCGGTGCTTCCTACGCCCGCAAGAAAGATGAGGTTTTGGTTGTCGAGTGTTTCCGCGATATGTTCCGGCTTATTGAGAAGCAAGGTTGGGGAATGCCTGCAGGAATTGAGGTTGAGAACCACCTGATGCGTCAGTATAAAGACGGTTTCCTGCAAGCCGGTGTCGCTTTCCCATTCGTTCATTTCTGCGCGCCTCAGAACTCACAGGAGAAATATGCCGAGCCTCTGAATGGTGCAAAGAAGCGCAGTGTGATCCACAAGAACCACGAGGGTATCGGCCGTTTCTATGGAAAAGGCAAATGGCGTCAGGAATACAATAAAGTGAGCGACGAGACGAACGAACTCTACGAGGACAAGGAATACTTCACTTTTGAACAGTTGGTTGCCGATGACCGTCGGGACAGCTATGAGTGGAACCATCAGTTGCATCCCAACCAGAAGAAGTTCCCTGGCATGACCAGGTGGGATGTCTTGTGTGATCGCGTCAACCCAATGCTTCAGCCGCTTGACAAGTTGACGCTGGCACGTTACATCGGTGAAAGCGTGAAGACCAGTGTACGCAGGAACTCCACCGTCAAGGTATGTTATGATAACTGGTGGTTGAGCGACACGAGCATCTTGGAAAAACTGCAGCCCAATAACTACGAGGTTACGGCCTACTGGTTGCCCGATGAGGAGGGTAAACCAACGGAGGTGTTCATATTCCAGAACGACAAGTACATCGATCAGGTTGAGAAGGTGGAGACTTACAACCGCGTGATGGCTGAGCAGACCGAGGAGGATGCTGTGAACTATATTGAGCAACGCAAGAAGATAGCCAAGTTCGGCAAGTACGTGAAAGAACATGCCATCGACGAGCTGGGCGTTCTGAAGAAAGTCGCAGTAGAGCCACAGCCTGCGGAGAAAGATGAGCTGGAAGTGGTTGCTGTGGTACCGCAACATAGGGAGCCATGCGGCGCGATTACATGGAAGCTCGACCCGATAGCAGACATTTAATAACATTAAAATACCATTATAAGATGATTGAAACAATACAGAAAGAGCGGATTTTGGATGCCATTGCCGCCAACCGCGCAAACTACCCCAGCGATGCCAAGCACGCAGCCGCGTTAGGAATCAGTGCCAGCGTTTACAACATGCTGAAAAAAGGACAGACCGAAAAGGCTCTGAGTGATGCCAACTGGGTAAACATCGCCCGTCGTCTGGACGTGAACCTCCGCGACTCTATTGAGTGGAAGGGAGCGAAGACAGAAACGTTCAAATATGTCTGCACCCAGTTGGAAGCATGCCAGGAACGAAGTCTGAGTGTAATACTGTGCGATCTGCCGAATATCGGCAAGACGTACACCGCCCGATGGTATGTGAACGAGCATCGCAACGCTGTGTATATCGACTGCAGCCAGGTGAAAACCAAACGTGCGCTCGTGAAGAAAATAGCCAAGGAGTTCGGAGTGGGAGCCACTGGCAAGTATCAGGACACCTACGAAGATTTGGTTTATTACCTCCGTTCAATGGAGCGTCCGCTGGTGGTCTTGGATGAAGCCGGTGACCTGCAGTATGAGGCTTTTCTGGAGCTGAAAGCCCTGTGGAATGCCACCGAGATGTGCTGCGGCTGGTATATGATGGGAGCCGACGGACTGCGTGCTAAGATAGACCGCATGGTGGAGAACCAGAAGGTGGGCTATGCAGAGATCTTCTCACGTTACGGCGGTAAGTACAGCCGTGTCACTCCGGATCAGGAAGATGACCGCCAGGCGTTCCTGCTGGAGCAGGCGCGAGTGGTTGCCAGCGTGAACGCCCCGGAGGGAACCGATATCGGTCAGATCGTGCGCAAAAGCCAGGGCGGTTTGCGGCGTGTATATACAGAAATTGAGAAAATCAAGAAAGGAGCATGATGATACTTGAACTTCCGCTAAAGAAAGAGTGGTACGATATGACTGAAAGCGAGGAAAAGCCAGAAGAGTATCGTGAAATAACACCCTATTGGATAAGTCGGCTGACATGGAATGAAACAGGACCAGATCCCAATATGATTGATCCACAACGCGCGTTCAAACCTTACACCCATGTACGTTTCCGCTATGGTTATACCAAGCGTACGATGCTTAGAAAGATTGTGAGCATGAGAGTAGGCTTTGGAAACCCCCAATGGGGAGCACCTACAGACAGAAAAGTTTTTATTATAAAAAATAAAAAAGAGATATGAAGCGCGCCTACAGTCCGAAAGAAATAGCCAAGAAGACCTACAAGACGCTGCCGTGGGGTGGCAGGTGGGAAGAATCCTTCGGTCTGCCGGAAGAGACCTCGACTTGGTTTATCAGCGGTGCGTCAGCCGGCGGCAAGAGTAGCTTTGTTATGCAGTTAGCTTATGAGCTGACGAATTACGGGCTGGTACTCTACATGAGTTATGAGGAGGGGTTGAGTCAAAGCTTTCAGGAGCGTATGCTTCGTTTTGACCTTAACAAGAAACAAGGCAGGTTTCGGGTTGTTACCAGTGATACCATTGAAGACCTGACAGAGCGCCTGAAGAAGCGCCACAGTGCGAAGTTCATCATTGTGGACTCGTTCCAGGACGCAGGCTGGGAATGGCCGGAAACGAAAGCCCTGCTTGAAGCATTCCCAAAGAAAAGCTTCATCTTCATCAGCCAGGAAGCCAAGGGACAACCATTAGGGAAACCAGCCGTCAGGCTTCGCTACCGTGCCGGTGTCAAGGTGAGGGTGGTCGGTTTCCGGGCATATTGCCAAGGGCGTTTCAATCCTGATGCAGGCAATAGTTTCGTAGTGTGGAAAGAAGGCGTATTAAGAACAAGTAATCATTTTTAATAGTTATCGTAAAAAGAAATAGTGAGACAATGAGTAAGACGAAGCAAGTTTTGGAATTGAGCAGCCCCACCATGAAGACCATGCATGAGCGGTTGACAGGGTTCGTGCAGCCGTGCAACTACTGCGGCGGCAGTGGGTGGTTCTGGGGCGAGGATGCATTCGGCGAGGCAGTGAAGGAAGACTGCCCGCTATGTAAAGGTAGCGGTAAGTTGCGCCCGGTAGTAACGATTGATTGGGAAACGGTGAAGACGGAGGGACTATGAGCAGTGCAGAATTGACGCAGGAGCAGGTGGAATGGTTCCGTAAGAACTTTGAGAAT